ATTGTTAAAAATAATACAAAAGCCAAAATGGCGCGTTGCCCTAAGGGAACTCGTCGCAATCCTAAAACATTAGAGTGCGAGGCTAAGCTGTAAATAATTCTAATATAACTGCTTTATTTTTGCAATATAGTAATTATTATGATGATATATTATAGAATATATAAAATAGCGCAGATATGTTAGTATATGATCCTATAAATTTAGAGAATTTACCAGTTGCGGATTACCTTGATAATGATGCTAATAACATAGTTATAATTTATAATAATAAAGCTTATGGTGTTAATAAGGCGCTGTTTATGTTTAATAATGAAATGAAAAGATGCATTATAGCCAATAATGCTTTGCTTAAGAAGAAGACATATGAGAACCCTGAGACCTTTTATAATATAGGGTATTTTATAGGGAAAAAAGTTATTGTTAACCTTGATACATTAAACGATGTCTTGAAAGAGCACAGGGTTGTTGAGCTAACTTCAAAAACCTCAGGAGATACTTATATAAATAAGGAGTTATTGGAATTATCAACAATAGGCATCCTAAAACCACCATCTAAAAAATCCGTAGGAAAAGTTAATTTTAAACACGCATATGAAGATGTATATTTTGAGGAATTAATGTCTAAAATATTACACGAATATAGTGGTTCATTATATTCACAAATAAATTACAATTTATTATACCCTGACTATTATAATAATGATAAACCATTAGAATATTATTATAAAAATTTATTATTTAATGTTTTACAAATTTCAAATAAAGATAACCTTAAAAACATAGATTTTAAAAAGGGTTTAGATAAAGCGATTGCTAATATAGACAGAGGGTTTATTGAAGCCGCGCCACGATATGAAAAAACATATGTTCATCAAGTGTTTTATAGAGGAATGAAGGAAAAATATATTAATACAAATGGCGGCGAATTAGAAAATGTAGGCGATATGGCAATAATTAAGAATTATACTTCAGTATCTACTAAAAAATCTGTCGCTAAATTTTTTGCAGGTAATTTAGTCGGTAAAAAAACGCCTATTTATATAATATATCTGGAAGAAGGATTACCTTTTATCAATATGGTATCAACCGCAAAAATTAAGAAGGAAAAAGAATACTTGTTGCCCCGTAATATAATATTTGAACTTATAAGTAAAAAAGGAAGGGAATATACCCTATTAGCGAAACCCTTTAAAAAAGACCAGTTCGCTATTAGAACAGGGTGTTTCCCGTTAGATACTTGCGATATCCAGCCTGTCTCGCCTGCTACGCTATCATCTAAGATGTCATCTAAGATATCCGCCAAGCTATCCGTCAAGAAATCTATACAATCTCCTGCAAAATCAAAGACAAATTCAAATATAGATTCAGGTAATTCAGATAAAAGTAAAAAAGATAATGTTAAACCTGTTAAATTAAAGAGATGTCCTAAAGGAATGGTAAGAATTAAGATGACAAACGAATGTGTGCCTAAACAGAATATCAACTCCGATGTAAAGCCTAAGGCAAAGCCAGATGCAAAAGCCAAAATGGCGCGTTGCCCTAAGGGAACTCGTCGCAATCCTAAAACATTAAACTGCGAGGCTAAGCAAGGCTAAGCAAGGCTAAGCAAGGCTAAGCAAGGCTAAGCTTTTAGTAAATCTAATTATAACTATTTTTTTATAATATATATATTAATGTATTTATATTATAGAATTAGCATTAAAGAATATGTTAGTATATGATCCTATAAATTTAGAGAATCTACCAGTGACGGATTACCTTGATAATGACCCCAATAATATAGTTATAATTTATAATAAGAAGGCTTATGGAGTTAACAAGGCACTATTTATGTTTAACAATGAAATGAAGAGATGTATTATCGCAAATAATGCCTTACTTAAAAAGAAGACATATGATAACCCAGAGACCTTCTATAATATAGGATATTTTATAGGGAAAAAAGCTATTGTGAATCAGAATAAATTAAACGATGTATTGAAAGAACACCGGGTTTTTGAGCTAACTTCAAAAACCTCAGGAGATACTTATATAAATAAGGAGTTATTGGAATTATCAACAATAGGTTTAATAAAACCTTCTTCTAAAAAATCGGTAGGAAAATTTAACTTTCAATACGCGTACGAAGATGTATATTTTGATGAATTAATATCTTTAATCTTAAAACAATATAGTTTGTCTATGTATTTTTATATAAATAAATGTTTATTAAATTCCAAATTATATAACAATGATAAACCGCTAAAAAAAGAATTAGCTGAAGTATTAAAAAATGATTTTCCAAAGAGCAAGGTATTTAAGAACATAGATTTCAAAAATCATATAGATAATATAATTACTAAAATAGACAAGGGTTTTATTGAAGCCGCGCCACGATATGAAAAAACATATATTCATAAAGTTTTCTATAGAGGAATGAAGGGAAAATATATTAATATAAATGGTAAAGAATTAGAAAATATAGGCGATACGGCGCTTATCAAGACTTATGTATCTGTTTCAGCTGACTATGCAACCGCTAAAAACTTTGCCCCACCAGGAGGAAAAGCGGCTATTTATATAATATATCTGGAAGAAGGATTGCCTTTTATCAATATGGTATCAAATGCGGTATTTAAAAATGAAAGAGAATATATATTACCGCGAAATATAATTTTTGAACTTATAAGTAAAAATGGAAATGAATATACTGTATTAGCAAAACCATTTAAACCAGACCAATTTACTATTAAAACAGGATGTTTCCCATTAGACTTTTATGATATCAAGCTTGCGTCGCAGCTTTCGCTTCCCGCTAAGATATCTCTATCATCACCTGCAAAATCAAAGACAAAGACAAAATCAAAATCAAATATAGATTCGGGTAAAAACAATATTATACCTGTTAAATCAAAGAGATGCCCTAAGGGAATGGTGCGAAATAAAATAACAAAAGAATGCGAACCTAAACAAAATATCAAGCAAAAGGCAAAGCCTGAGCCTAAGCTGCCTAAGCCTAAGTCTCCTAAGTCGCCTAAGTCGCCTAAGTCGCCTAAGTCGCCTAAGTCGCCTAAGGCAAAGCCTAAGTCTAAATTGGGGCGTTGCCCTAAGGGAACTCGTCGTAATCCTAAAACATTACTATGTGAAGCCAATGTGTAAATAATTCTTATCCGCTTATTTTTGTAAAACTATATAATTATAATTATATATTATATAATAATATAATGTTTGATAATCTGCTATATATTTTCTCAAAAGATACAATTGATTCAGTGAGCGTTGATAATAATTATTATGTCAGAGAAGTTGATAGGCTCAATAAGACGCTGCTTCAAAAAAATAGCGAACTACAGCTTTTACAACGCAAATATAACAAGCTACTCAATCATTGCATAGAGAACGAATTAGCATCTAAATTGAACAATAAAAAACGCATAGAATCAATAATAATTCAAGACATCCAAGATTCAAGCAAATCCCTTGATACGCCTGACGCAGCTGATGCAGCCGATGTATCCGATGTAGCCGACAGACCAGATAGTCCCAATTATTCAGGAGATGCCGTAGGAGATGCCGTAGGAGATGCGATATATATCCGTGAAAATAATAAATATGTTAGCGATAACGACGAGTACGAGAAGATATAGAAATGAAGTATTTATTTTTGTATAATTTTCATAACACTATCAAGTTTTTTTTCTATTGAAATAATGTTGCTTTCCAATAATGAAAGTATCGTATCATATTTATTATTTTTTTCAATATAGCTATCTATCATTTCCCTCTCAATATTATATTTATTTGACAAATTATCTATATCTCTATTACCATTCTTATATTCTGGGTATATAATATGTGATACTGTACGGCATTTAATAGCAATAAGTGTTCTTTTGTGTTCTAATGCTATGTATTCATATGTTTTCTTCTCAGTAATTTCTTGGATAAGTTTAGCATCTTCTTCTGGTTTCCATTTAGTATAAGTACAATTAGTTTCTTCATTATTCATTACATTCATTTTTTCAATATATTTCTCAATAGCAACCCTTTCTATATTATATTCTCGCGACAAATCATCTATGTTTGTATCGCCCTGATTATATCTGAAATATATAATACTTGATATTACCCGTGATCTAATAGCTCCTAGAGTTCTTTTGTGTATCAACGCTATTTCTTTATAAGTTTTCTTCTCATCAATTTCTTTAATCAATTGCAAATCTTCTTTTAGAGTCCATTTGTTATAGGAACAGCTCGTAAGTTCATTATTTTTTAATGTAGAAATATAATTACTGTACATTTGCATATTAACAATATACACATATATGTTGATGTCATTTTTTATACAATGATATATTACGAGTACGAGAAGATTTAGATATAAATAATTAGCTTAATAATAATGTATGTATGATCTTCAAAGTCCGCGAGAGTTACGCCAGTTGCGAGAGCTACGAGAGCTATATGACGAATGGTTTGGTAATAGGGATTATTGGTTTTCTAAAAATAGCAAGATAGATGTATATTTATGCGACAAGTACTATAAATACATAGAGATTACCGAGAATATTTATGAGAATTATAAAAATAATCTGTGTCATTATGAAGACAAGACAATAATAGCGTGTATTATATTATTAGACCAGATATCAAGGCATTTCAAGAGAGTTTATGATACTAATATAGATATCGTTGAGTTTTCCAGAAAAGCTATAAACTTTTCTAACATACTATTATTACATGATGGATGTCGGGACAATAGATTTACTATAGATGAATTGAGTTTTATATATTTGCCTTACAGGCATTTGAAGGATATTGACAAAATATATGAAATCATAGGCATATATATTGAGCTATATGAAAAGGCTGACGCTGAGGCTGAGGCTGAAGATAAATTGAAGTGCCGAAGATATCTTCAAGCCACTCTTAATAATATTTACAAAGATATCAATATATTATCTATGAAAAACAGCATACGCGTAAAATCCTGGGGCGATATCAACAAGGATATATTAGATCCAAGATGTCTCGGATATAGCAAAATGGCTGCAGTGGTCAGTCCAATTATCCACGAAAATATGCGGAACGAAATAGAGAAACTCAAGGATGGCTCTACGATTATTGTGTCATTATCTGGAGGCGTTGATAGTATGGTAGCCTTGTATTTATGTAAGTATATTAAAGATACTTATAATACTTGCAAAATTAAGAATATAATTGCTATTCATATAAACTATAATAATCGCGAACATTCAGGAGATGAATTAGATTTCGTAAATTATTACTGTAATAAATTGGGAGTCAAATTGTATTTTAGAACTATCAAAGAAATCTCTCGCAACAATTGTTTACACAATGGATTACGCGATTTATACGAGGATATTACAAAAAATATAAGATATGATATGTATCGCTTGAATATCAAGAATGATAGCGATAGAACATATATTTTACTCGGACACAACAAAGACGACTGTTTTGAAAATGTCATAACTAATATTTCAAATAAAAGCAATTACAACAATCTTTGCGGTATGGAGGTGCTTAAAGAGATTGAAGGAATGTCTTTTTGGCGACCGCTATTAAATATAGAAAAGCGGCATATTCTGGATTTCGCGAATATCAATAAGATACCCTATCTATATGATAGTACGCCTGCGTGGTCTGTTCGAGGGAAAATTAGAGATACTGTCAGGCCTTCATTATTACTTCTCAAAAACAATGAAGGAATAGAGGACAATTCTATGATAGATTCTTTCTTTTATTTGAGAGATTATATAGCAAATACGCAGGATATTTTCTATGATCTAATCATAAAAAATTTGATATCTAAAATAAAATATACGGATACCGAGAATAGTCGCAAATATATTGCCGAATACAGCAAAACAGAATTGCTATCACTCAAATATATAGTAATCGCCAAAATATTCTTTAGCAAATTAAATATTAGATATTCCCATAAGGCTATCAAAGACTTTTGCGAATACATCGGCTCCTTCGGCTCCATCGGCACCTTCGGTTCCATCAAGGCTCAACAAGGACGCAAGTTTATACTAAGCAAATCCTGCATAATAGATATAAAAATAAATAGTAAAAATAATAATTATTATAATATTATAATAACATAATACGAAATGATAGGATACTATTTCATTCAAAATAAATATATATTTGTGGGCAATAAGGAAAAGGATACTGATATAAACGGAAATGATAAATATACCAAGGAATTGACAGCCCAGTTGGCCCAAAAAGGCAACCAAGTCCCGTCGGTACCCTTGGTACCCTTGGTACCACCTGTTCCTCCTGCGGATCTACAAGTCCAGCAAGCTCCACATGCTAAGCAAGCTCAGCAATTATCAAGCACTAAAGAATCTTTTGACACCGAGGAGGATGAGAATGAAAACTTGATTCATAATAATAAAAACAAAAGAACTAATATTTCTATGACATACAAAAAACTATTGAATTATATATTCTAATCTGTTAGTCGCTTTCATAGCGTGCGTATAGAGGAATCTTGTTGTCAAAAGGATAATATAGGGCACGAAAGGAGTTTTTGATAGTATCTAAAACGCTCGGTCTATCTTTTTTACTTTCAAATAATTTATATTTGTAAATATTATCATAATCAGAATAATCTGCATAATATGTTGGATAGGTATTATTGGTAGGATATAGAGGATAGATAGGGTTAATGGGATTGATTGGGTAAATAGGTCTGGGAACTATGGTATTCGCGATAGCTGGAAGAAAATTAGTAAATGCGATAGAAACTGTTAAGAGCGACAAGGTATATCTAAACATCAATAGCAATATTATATATATCGCGCCATTTCTTTATATTATTTCCCGGGTTCATCATTGATTTTCGGAGAGTTTAAGGGATTTATTATCTTTCAAGAAGCAGACAGGGACATTAGCAATAGGCAGGTCGGTTTTTTGAAGTTTCACGCTGTAATCATATATTTCGTTATAATTGTTGTTAGGGTCATTGTTATCCGCAATATCATCTACATATACCTTCTCCAGCTCGCTATCAAAAGTGTTATTTTTTATGAAAGGCTTGATTATTTCTACTTCAAAATTATCATTCTCATTCATTAATTTGCCCTTGTCTTTATCATTATATAGCAATATGTTGTTTTTATTAACATAATCTATGTCATTTTTATTAGTCATTTTCTTAAAATCCTCATTATATAAATTGACAAGCTTTGGAGGCGGCGGATTATTTCTTTTGCTTTCAAGAGAATTATTTATATTATTAGTAATGCTTGGATATCCTGGTTGATATGTTGATTGCGTATGTTGTCCAGCATCTTGTTCGCCATTTTTATTCGGTATTAAAATATACTGTTTTTCATACATAAAATAATTGATATAATAGGCAATAGACATTATTAATATAGCAATCAGAAATACCCAAAGTATAGCTTCCATAGAATTGTCTTCTTCTTCCATAATATATTATTACTTTATTACTATATTACATTAATATTTTTAATCATATTCGTCGCTATTCGTCACTCATCGCTATTCGTCACTCATTGCTATTCGTCGTCATCGTTAATAAACATCGGCTTCTTAGCTCCTTTGGTTCTATCGGTCATCGCATATCCTTCATTGTCGGCTTCATTGTCGGCTTCTGCGCCGGCATCTCCATTGTCTATTTCTATTTTTTCGTTATCTTGATAATAGGATATTTTATATTTATTATTATTGTAGAATCTCAAACGGGCTCCAGTTTTTCTATGGAATACTGAGAACTCGTCTGAAATATCAATGCATAGCGGGGTATATTTTCTGTCTTCAGGGCGTTCTCTCAAAATACGCCCGATGGATTGCTGGATATCTGAAATAGGCGATGCGAATATTACAGTATTCAGCGTGGGTACATTGAAGCCCTCCGAAGCTAATTGAAAAGTAGCCAAAATAATTTGTTTCCCCGAAGATACATTTAGCTGCTCTTGTTTCATTCCGCCTACATAATATCCGTAGTCCTTATTAGCTATATTTTTCTCTACTATGTAATCTTCAATTGATTTTAATTGATTCCTTCTTTCGCTCAATATAAGCACCCTTCTATCGGGTTCATTTTTCAGGATTTCTGTTAAAATCTCGATAATATATTCGGTTCGCGGTTTATAAGAGCATATATTGTTAATCATTGCCGCGATATTCTCCTTACCATTCCACATTTTCTTGATAGCCGAATATTCTATATCAGGAACATAGTATTTGTGGATATTGACAATGACATCAGTATATTCCTTGTTTTTAACAGAATACACCGAGCCACCGATATAATATTCAAATACTTTGCGCATCCCATCCTTGCGATTAAGTGTTGCAGATAATCCAAGGATAATAGGAGTATTGAGTTTCTTGAATGCCCTACAAAATACCTGAGCGCCAGTATGATGAACTTCGTCTATGATTACAAATCCGATATCCTCAAATATCTTGCTATCATAATCTCTCATAGCAAGAGATTGAAGTGATGCTATGATAAAATCCTTATTTTCAACATCTACCTTATTCTGCTTAATGATTCCTATGGATGCCGCGGGTGCGAACTCTTTGACCGTTTCAATAAATTGCTGATTCAAGAAATCCTTGTGGCTAATAAACATCGTTTTTTTCTTCAAAGCACATGCGATATATAAACTCATAATTGTCTTGCCGAAACCACAAGGGACTGAAATAATACCACCCATTTTACGAGGATTTCTCGCAGCCTCTAAAAAATTATTAACAGGCTCCATCTGCGCTTCTCTCAATTTCCCCACAAACCCGATAGATATATCTGCGCCGGCTCCGCCAGCTCCGGCACCGGCGGTTCCGGTTCCGCCAGCTTTGCAAGAAGACAATTTTAGTACTTTTGGAACACCATAATTAACTAAGCCGTAATATCTCGGAATATAGATTCGCTTCTCGGTTTCTCTATACAATTCAAAAACAACTTCTTCGGCATCTTTGTTATTCCCCATATCAAAATTAACTTTCGGCTTCATCGTCAGCTCCTTTTTAATTTTTTCAATTTCTTCGGGTTTTAAAGATGTTTTTGATATACTATATCCATTCGTTGATAACATTATTATAATACATATAATAATATATATCATTTTTTTATATGAATTATAATAGGAATATAACAATAAATGTATATCAACACATTTAGATTATTAGCATTCATTATATTGTTTGCTATTATCATTATTGTTGAAATACCTTTTAAAAAATTATTTAAAGACCCTACAATACAGTTGTATATTGCTGTCTTCTGCATAGCAACTCTGATGTTATTAGATAACATAACAGGTTTCATATTAACAATCGCGATCCTAATCCTATATTTCAGGGTTTATACAGATGAAATAAAAATGAAGAGAGAACGCGAAAATATGCAAGACATCAACGAAGGCAAACCAGAAAAACCCGCTACGAAGTCTACGACTGCAAAAAAAGAACCGGTGCATACCGAAGATACTCATAAGCCGAATACGGATTCTTCAAAGGAAGCCGGAAAAGGCCCGGGAGGCCATGGAGGCCATGGAGGCGCGGGATGTGATAAAGGGTGCGATAAATGTTCTATGGAAATGCCGAAGAAAAAAAATATATTTAATGAAATGGCTGTAGATAATTTCGTTCCTTATATAACTGAGGAAAACTTATTGGCTGCGCAAACAAATATTATAGATGTTTATAATTATAATTTATGTATCAACAATGATGATATGGAAGTCTTAGATGTTAAACGCGGGCCTTTATGCGATATTCAGGGATTACAAGATATTCCTGATTTAGGCGATAACAAAAGGCTCAGAGGATATGACACATACCACAGCCGCCTCGGCAATTTAACATATGATATCTTATAATGTAATGTAATATAATTATAGCATTATACCATATCTCTTTTATTGGGGGGGACATACGGGATTGCGAGATATTTGAAGATGTCTTCTTCTGATTTAATTACATCGATAGTATCTATAAACTTCTTAGTATCATTATTTTTAATACCATATTCTGACAAAGACCATCCTTTTTCAAGAGCTACCCTTCGCATATATATATTGAATGAATAGGAGCC